GCCCCATGCTTCGGACAAGAAGCCCAGGAGAAAGCGATGACGACGACCCACCTCTCCCAGACCGACCTCGCCAACCGCTGGCGTATGTCGCCGAGAACGCTGGAACGCTGGCGCTTCACCGGCGAGGGGCCGCAGTTCATCAAGCTCGGCGGGCGCGTGGTGTATCGCCTCGAAGACGTAGAAGCCTTCGAACACCGCCAGATCCGGCAGGTGACGCCAGGAATTAGCCGCGGTCCGCACGCGCAGGCCCGGGTGTGAACATCTCCACCGAAATCCATCGCCCCCTAACCCCAGCGAGACCTCCCATGTTCGACCCCTTCGCAAACTCCTGCACTTCGTCGGCAGCCTCGGTTCATGCGCCAAAGTGCATCATGAATGATGTCGACCTTTGCGTCTGGGTTGCTGACGCGCAGCCGGGCGACAAAATCGTCTATTACACGGGCCACCTGAGCCGCGACCGTCTCCCCCACAGCGAGGGCTATTCCGAGCCCGTGCGCCGCAAGATCGGCGAACTCGGCAATGCTGCCTGGATGCTTGGCGAGGAGAACTGGGTGCATCTGGTGCAGCGCCGCGTCTCCACCGGCTGCTGGGACTACATCGCCGTCCGCAAGGCGGAAATGCCGAAGCTGAAACCTGTCTACCGCATCATCCAGTCGCTTGCCGCCAAGGGTGCGAAGGAAAAGCGTAGCTCGTCCGCAGAGCCGACCGCGACGGTCAACGCGACTGGCCCGCCCGCATGACACGTCCCTCGTAGCTTCCAACGAACTTCCATCCATCGATCCAACTCACCGGCCGGACAAGCCTCCGCGCCGCACAGGAAAGAATTGCCTGATGATCCCCTCTGTTCTCTTGACCAAACCTGCCGACGTGGCGCCGCCCGTTCGGCACGACGCTAACGTCTGCGCAGCCGATCTCCCAAGGCTCACTGTGCAGCAGATCGCAAACCTGCCTGCATTTGAACTGCTCCGCCTTCAGCACGAAGCAGAGGCCGGCCTGCGCAAGGCGAAGGCGGTCGTTGCCTGGCTCGATGCGGCTCTTGGAATCCGCTACAAGGACCGCGCCCGCCAGGCCCGCGCCCAGGCCGAAAAGGACTCCGGCACCGTCCGCTTCGAGGACAACGGCGTCACCGTCGTCGCCGATCTCCCGAAGAAGGTCGACTGGGACCAGCATGAACTCGCCCAGCTGGTCGAGCGCATCAAGTCTTCAGGGGACGAGCCCCGCGACTATGTCGAGGTGAGCTTCCGGGTCTCCGAACGTAAGTACACGTCGTGGCCCTCTGGCATCCGGGAGGCATTTGAACCGGCGCGCACCGTGCGCGAGGGCAAGGAGACCTTCGAACTGATCGCCGGAGAGGACGCGTGATGTTCTCGACCCTCCCAACAGTGCGCCAGTTCAACGTTGGAGCCTCCAGCGTTGAAACCGCCTCTTTCGCTGCTTCCTCTTTCACCCGCTTCCCAAATCAACTCCCAATTGAAGGAGCACTCTGATGGCTATTTCTCTGGCGTCGCTGCGACGCTCGAGCGCCCTCCAGCCTCCGCGCATCCTGATGCACGGCGTGGCCGGCGTTGGTAAATCCACTTTCGCCGCCAAGGCCGACTCGCCCGTCTTCGTCATGACGGAGGACGGTCTCGGCAAGCTCCAGGTGCCGCATTTTCCGCTGGCAACCAGCTATGTCGACGTGTCGGAGGCGCTGGACTCGCTGCTGACCGAACAGCACGAGTTCCGCACCGTCGTGATCGACAGCGTTGATTGGCTCGAACCGCTCATCTGGGCGGAAGCCTGCAAGCGCAACAACTGGTCGTCGATCGAGTATCCCGGCTTCGGCAAGGGTTATGCCGAAGCGCTCAACATCTGGCGCGAATATCTCGACAAGCTGAATGCGCTCCGTGACGAGAAGGGCATGGCGGTCCTGCAGATCGCCCACACCGACATCAAGCGCTTCGACAGCCCCGAGCACGAGCCCTACGACCGCTACGTGATCAAACTCCAGGCGCGTGCTGCTGCACTGCTGCAGGAGCACTCGGACATCGTGCTTTTCGCGAACTATCAGATCTCGATCGCCAAGTCGGAAGTGGGCTTCAACAAGAAGGTCACCCGGGCGCTGGGATCGGGAAAGCGTGTGATGCACACCGAAGAGCGCCCCGCCTATCTCGCCAAGAACCGTTACGAGCTCCCCGAAACCTTGCCCCTCGACTGGGCGAAGTTCGTGGAAGCCATGCCCCAGCCCAAGTGATCCCGACCTGAGAGGAGAATACCATGGCACGTCTTGATTCTTCCTTCGATGCCAGCGGCATCGAGCCCACGACAGGATACGATGTCCTGCCTGCGGGCAAGTACACCGTGCAGATCGTCGAAAGCGAGATGCGGGTGACCAGCAACGGCATGGGCCAGTTCCTCTGGCTCATGATGGACATCCTGGAGGGCTCCTACAAGGGTCGCAAGGTGTTCGACCAGTTGAACCTGGTGAACCAGAACCCGACCACCGTCGAGATCGCGCAACGGGCGCTTTCCGCGATCTGCCATGCCACTGGCAGGATGCAGGTCACTGACAGCGAAGAGCTGCATCTGATCCCGATGACGATCCAGGTGACGGTGAAGCCGCCCAAGAACGGCTATGGCGAGCGCAATGCCATTCGCTATCTCGTGCCGGCGCAAGGTGCGGCCCCTGCACGCGCCGCGGCCCCGCAGCCTGTTGCGGACCCCTCCGCCGCTGCGGCGGGAGCCCCCGTGAAGACTGCTTCGGCACCCTGGAACAAGAAGGCCTGAACCCCTGCTGCCGTGGCCAGACGGCTGCGGCGGCACCCCATTTCAATCGAGGAACAAATCCATGACCTGCCTGACCGACGCGGTCCCCGTGACCGCGAATGCCCCCGGCTTGCCTGAAGGCCGCCAGCGGCTGATCGAACTCGACGACGCCATTGCGAAGATCCGCACCCAGATCGCCACCGCCGATCTGGGTGCGGATCTTCGCGCCAAGCCCATCGATCCCGACTGGTTCCACAAGGCACGCACGGCGCTGCGGCACCTTTGCCGCGAGCGGGCGGAGTTTCTCCTGCAGCGCAACAATCGTCCCTCCCGCGACAAGGTGAAGGATTGCCTGATTGGCATCCTGCGCGAGCGCCATGACCCGGATGAATGGGCCTCCCTGTTGGTCGAGGCTCACATGCGTTGCGAAGGGGAGGGCGCGTGATGGCCGAACTTCCTGCCCACCCCACTCCAACCTTGTCGGCAATATATGCCGCCTATGAGTCCTCGCAAGGGGATGGCTTCCGCGATCATATGGGCGCATCGCTCATCGGCAAGCCCTGTGCGCGCGCCCTATGGTACGATTTTCGCTGGGTGACGCCGTCACACCATTCGGGTCGGCTTCTCCGCCTCTTCGAGACGGGACAGCTGGAAGAGGCGCGCCTCGTGCGCAATCTCCGTGCGACCGGCGCCACCGTGCTCGAGGTCGATCCCGAAACCGGCCGCCAGTTTCGCGTCGAGGCGCATGGCGGGCACTTCGGCGGTTCGCTCGACGGCATGGCCATCGAACTCCTCGAGGCACCCAAGACCTGGCATGTGCTCGAGTTCAAAACCCACTCGGTCAGGAGCTTCACCGATCTTGCCGCCAAGGGTGTTGCCGTGTCGAAGCCGCAGCATGCAGCGCAGATGCAGGTCTACATGCATCTGACGGGCATCACCCGCGCCCTCTATGTCGCGGTCTGCAAGGACACCGACGCGCTGCATGTCGAACGGATCGAGGCCGACAAGGCGTTCGCCGAGCGGCTCCTCGACAAGGCGCACCGCATCATCTTCGCCCAGCATCCTCCGCCGCGCATCAGCGAGGATCCCGCCTGGTACGAATGCCGCATGTGCGCCCACCATGACGTCTGCCATGGCGGTGGAGGTGCTGCGGTCACCTGTCGCTCATGCCTGCATGCCACGCCTGTCGACGGCGGTTGGCATTGCACAAGGCATGACCAGATGCGGAGCTCACAGGAACAGCGCAGCGCCTGCACGAAGCATTTGTTCATTCCCGACCTCGTCCCCGGCGAAACCGTGGACGCAGGCGATGACTTCGTAGCCTACCGCATGAAGGACGGCACGAGCTGGATCAATGATGCGCGCGGAACGGAGGTGGCGTCATGCTGATCCTGCGTCCCTACCAGCAGGCCGCCATCGGAACGATCTATGCGTATTTCGTGGACCACAAGGGCAACCCGCTGATTGTCATTCCGACAGCCGGGGGCAAGAGCCTGGTGATGGCGGCTTTCATCGAGGGCGTCCTCAAGGCCTGGCCTGATCAGCGCATCCTCATCGTCACCCATGTCCGGGAACTCATCGCTCAGAATCATGCCGAGATGGTTGGGCTCTGGCCCGATTCTCCCGCAGGAATCTATTCGGCGGGACTCGGCAAGCGCGAGGCTCAAGCTCGCATCCTGTTTGCCGGGATTCAGTCGGTGCACCGCAGGGCTGCCGAGATCGGTCACTGCGACCTCGTGTTGATCGATGAGGCGCATCTGATCCCTGTCACCTCAGCCACCATGTACCGGCGCTTCCTGGGTGAACTCTCGGCCATTAACCCAAAGCTCAAGGTCATCGGCTTCACGGCAACGCCCTACAGGCTCGACAGCGGCATGCTGCACGAAGGCGAGGGGGCGCTGTTCACCGACATCGCCTATGAGGTTTCGGTCCGCGACCTGATCGACCAGGGCTATCTCTGCCCTCTCGTCAGCAAGCAGCCGAAGACCAGGCTGAATATTGCTGGCGTGGGAACCCGCGGCGGCGAGTTCATCGCCAGCGAGTTGCAGGCCGCGGTCGACAAGGAGGCGATCACTCGGGCCACTGTATCCGAGATTATCTCTTATGGTGAGGACCGGAAGTCCTGGCTCGTCTTCTGCTCCGGCGTCGATCACTCCCGCCATGTCGCCGAAGAGCTCCGCAGCCGCGGCATCGCCTGTGCCACCATCTTCGGCGATACGCCGAAGGACGAGCGCGACCGGATCATTGCCGCATTCAAACGGCACGAAGTCCGCGCGCTTGCTTCGATGGGCGTGCTGACAACGGGCTTCAATGCGCCGGGCGTCGATCTCATCGCCATGCTGCGGCCCACCAAGTCGGCAGGGCTCTACGTGCAGATGGCGGGCCGCGGTACGCGGCTGGCGCCCGGCAAGGAGAATTGCCTTGTGCTCGACTTCGCCGGCAATGTCAGCCGCCACGGTCCGATTGACCTGGTGCGGCCGCGGAAGCCGGGAGAAGCGGGGGACGGCGCGACGCCGACAAAGCTGTGCCCCGAGTGCGAGAGCATCATTCCGCTTGCCGCCAGCGAATGCCCCGATTGCGGCTTTGTGTTTCCGCAACCTCCCGTGAAGATCGCCCCCACCGCCTCGACACTCGCCATTTTGTCGGGCCGTCAGGATCGCTGGGTGGAGGTCACTTCCGTCACCTACCGGCGCCACGAGAAGGAAGGCAGCCCTCCCTCTCTCAGGGTCGATTATCACTGCGGCCTCGCGATACATCGGGAATGGGTGTGCTTCGAGCACCAAGGCTATGCCCGTCTCAAGGCGGAAGGGTGGTGGCAGCGGCGCAGTTCGTCCTTCCCGCTGGTCCCGCGCACCGTCGAGGAAGCCCTGAGCGGGGTGGGTGCCTTGCCGCGCCCCAGCCACATCTTCATCCGGTCGAAGGGCCGGTTCACCGAAGTCGCCCAGTACAGGTTCGAAGCATGCACGCCCTCGACACCGGCCTCTGCGCGGTCTGTCACCGCGAGCCCCGCCACCATGGCTGGTTCGACCCGGCATACCGCGCTTGCGACTCCCGGCGCGGCGCAAGCCGCAAGCAGCTCTGCAGTCGCGTCTGCCAGGACATCTGTCACGGGAGGAAAGGCATGATCGATCCGACCCCGAACGAGAAGGCCGCCATGACGCACGGCGGCCAGATGGGCGGCGAATATCTCGACAGCCTCGGCAAGACCGATCTCGCCACCCTCACCGTCCTCGAGTGGGACTGCTTCATCGAAATGGTCGTTACTGGCTACTGCGACCATCTGCGTGAGCTCGCCGCCCGGGACCGTGCCCGCCTCAACACCATGACCACGGAGGTACCCTTCTGATGACTGCTCCATCCTACATGGCGCGTTTTGGCGCGCAGCTTCTCGCCAATGGCTACACCATTCTGCCGATCCAGCCCGGCACCAAGAAACCCGGCCGGCATGCGCGCGGCAAATGGCATGACTACGGCGAGTGGAACCGTCATGCCGCCCGCGCCAGCACGGAGGTCGAGGTTGCGACCTGGTCGCGCTGGCCCGATTGCGGGATCGGCATTGTCGGCGGCACGGTCGCGGCGCTCGACATCGACATTCGCGAGGATGCCGAGCTTGCCCTGGCAATCGAGCAGCTCGCGCGCGAACGGCTGGGCGATACGCCGGCCCTGCGGATCGGCAAGGCGCCCAAGCGCATGCTTGTCTATCGCGCGGACGAGCCGTTCCGGGGTATCAAGCGCCACCCGCTGGAGGTATTGTGCCTCGGCCAGCAATTCCTCGTCTATGCTGATCATCCCGAGACCGGCGCGCCCTATGCCTGGCCTGAGGAGGGTCTTGCCGACATCGACATCGCCAGCCTCCCGGTCATCACGGCGGAGCAGGCGGCGGGCTTCCTCGAAGAGGCACAGGCACTCCTGCCGCAGGAATTGCGTCAGAAAAGCCTCAGTGTCGCGCCTGCCGCAGAGGGGATGGCACCCTTTCATGGGCAGAAAGGCACGTCGGCTGCCATCCGCGCCGCACTTTCCCAGCTTCCCAATGAGGAACTGGACTATGACAGCTGGATGCGGATCGGCATGGCGCTGAAGGGCGCACTTGGGGAAGAGGGAGCTGAGCTCTTTGCGGAATGGTCGGCGCAGGCGGACAAGAATGATCCGACGACTACCACCAGGTCGTGGCTGAGCTTCCGGCCGGACCGCATCGGCGCCGGCACCATCTACCGCCTCGCCATGGAGCGTGGCTGGCAGCCGGAGATCGGTCTCATCCTCGATGGCGAGCCGCAGGATGAGGTACATCCGGCGGCGGGGCTGCTCACTCGGCTTGTGGAGCAGGAGCCCAACGAGCCCGCGCCCTCGGCCTCGACACCCACCTTCGATCTGGTCCTCCCGGATGGGTTGGTCGGCGATCTCACCCGCTACATGATCACCACCGCGCGCCGTCCTCAGCCCTTGCTGTCGCTGGGCGCCAGCCTCTGCGCAATTGGCGCGCTGATGGGCAGGCTCTATCGCACCGAGAGCAATCTCCGTTCCAACCTCTATGTGGTGGGCATTGCCGACAGCGGCTCGGGCAAGAACCACGCCCGCGAAATCGTCAACGAGGTGCTCTTCGAGGCAGGGCTTGCCAATCACCTCGGCGGCAACAAGATCGCCTCCGGCGCGGGGTTGCTGACGGCGCTCCACCGGCAGCCCGCCATCCTGTTCCAGATCGACGAGTTCGGAATGTTCCTGTCAGCGGCGGTGGACCGGAAGCGGTCTCCTCGGCACATCACCGAAATTCTCGACAACATGACCGAGCTCTACACAGCAGCCGGCGGCGTTTTTCTCGGCGCGGAATACGCCAACCGGGACGGCATGAACGAGCGGCGCGATGTCATCGAGCCATGCCTCTGTGTCTATGGCACCACAACGCCGCTGCACTTCTGGGGTGCGCTCCAGGGGGCGAACGTCGCCGACGGTTCGCTCGCCCGTTTCCTTATCCTGCCAAGCGATGAGGATTACCCCGACGAGAACATCTCTGCGGGGCTTCGGAAGGCGCCGCCTGAGCTGATCGAAAGGCTGCAGATGGTCGCTGCAGGTGGTGGCCGCCAGCTCGGCAATCTCGCAGGCAAGATGTCCGGTAGCAGCAGTGCCGCCAACGCCGCGGTTGTCCCGATGACTGCGGAGGCGAAAGCATGTTTTGCTGCCTTGAGCGCCGAGATGACGGAAGAGCTGCGCGCTGCTGCGGGAACGGCATACACGGCGATCCTCGCCCGCATCGGTGAAAATGCAATGAAGCTGGCGCTCATCGTGGCGGTGGGTCGTGATCCTGCGCAGCCTGTCATGGAGCGGAAGGATGCCGAGTGGGCCATCGGGTTTGTGCGGTACTTTGCGAAG